CGGAACTGATGTTAGTGAGGGGGATCGTTTAACACAAGGGACTGATGCTTATCATGTTAGATTCGTAATAGATAGAAACAAAGGTAGCAATCCGCATTTAGTTGTATTAGCCGAAAAAGTAATTTAATGAGAAAAATAACAGTAGAACAATTAGAGCGTGCAGTTAATGGAGCTCCGGCAGTAATAAAAAAGGAAGCCCAAGATTTTTTACAAAGAGGATTATCAGAATATAAAAAGGTGGCAGTAAGGAGTCCATGGAGAATTGGAGAAAGCGGAGGAGGAATACCCGTAGATACAGGAAACCTAAGGAGAGATCATTATACTAGAATAAATGGATTAGAGGGAAGATTCGGGGTAGATCCGAACAGGGTGAGATATGCGTCATTCGTGCATGAGGGAACCCGCAGAATGCAAGCTAGACCATGGTTAGATTATGCAAAGATAAAAGCTGATTATGTAATTAGAAAACATTATAATAAATTTTTAGATAATATTTTAAAAACGATAGCAACATGACAACAGCAATATATAGTCAAATTAATACCAAGATAAATACAATATTATCATCGATAACAAAGATAAAGGCTATTTATGCTTATCCGACTAATGACATTACAGCATATCCGGCAGCAGTATTTTATCCATCTAATTTCGAGAATAGATTTGAAACAACGGGAGATAATTTTAAGATATATAACTATAAATTATGGATAGTTATAAATGCAGAGGCAAAATCGATCCAAAATATATTATCAAGCGTTTTGCCAAATGTTATGGATTCAGTATTAGATGCTTTCGATGATGGATGGGATTTTTCTACAATAGGCGGGCATAGAGTTTGGAATAAGATATCAACTGGGGGAATTTCTATTTCTCAGGAAAATCAAGGAATTGAAGTTTCCGCAGAGATAGATTTAGAGATTAAAATGTTAACAAGTTAATTAATTTAAAAAAATATATGGAAATTATAGGGAGAGAATTACAAGTAGGCTTTGCCACTGAAGCCGTAAGAGGAACGGCTGAATCTTCAGTCGACAGATGGCTAAGAAATGTTACTACTAACATTATCGAAAAAGCGGAACATGTACAAGACGATACTACTAGAGGAGTATTGGAGGACATGGAAAATAGGCGAGTTGTTAAGAAATACATTGAGGGAGATTTTGAGGGTATTGCTCAAATTGATGCCTTAGGTTTTCTTTATGCATCCGTTTATGGAAAAGTTTCATCCTCGGTAGTTGCTGGATCTGTATATGATCACGTTTTTGGAGTTAAGCAGAACACTATTCACCAATCGTTAACAGTATTTACAAAAGATGGTTCGGTGCAGAATTTAAAACTAGCTGGTTGCGTAGTTAATACGCTCGAAGTAAGCGGAAGTGTTGATGATTTTGTTAGAGTGAAAGCAAATATAATTGGACAAACTGCAACTGATGGATCAGCAAGTCCTAGTTATAATACGGAATATGATTTTATTGGAAAAGATATCACAATTAAACTTGCCGATTCTGAGGCTGGATTGTCTGGAGCAACTGCGATTAAAGTAAAAGACTTCACGATTACCCATGATCAGGGAATAATAAGGGATCACGTATTCGGATCATATACACCGGGTGATCTTTATAATTCTAAGAATTCGATCGAGGGAGAAATTACGATAAACTTCTCAGATGAAACCTACAAAGATTTATATCTTGGAGATTCTGCGAAATATATGCAGATAGTAATCCAAGGTACTTCCGATCTTGGTGGAGGATATTACCCAACCTTAACTTATGTATTTAACAAAGTTAAAATTACCGATTGGGATCGAAGCGGAGGAAATGACGAATTAGTTACTGAGAAGATATCATTTAAGGCTTTCTACAATGAAACTGATAGCGAAGCATCTACAGTTACATTAAGAAACTTAACAAGTTCTTATGCTAACGTACCTAGTAATTAATCTAAATTAAAAAAATGATAGTTAAATTAAAAGAGTTCGAGGTTAAAATTAAAGACGAGTTTACTTGGGGAGATGCCCAAGCAATACAAAAATCATTGATGGCTGGTGCCAAGTTTTCTGCTGGTGCCAGCAATCAAGATATTGATTTTAACGGGGAGTGTGTAGTTGAATCAACTTATATTACGATCGAAAGGGCGGTAAAAGAGATCAAGGAAATAAAGAGTGGAAAAATTTTAGAATTTTCTAGAGAATGGTTGGATAATTTAACAATTTCAGAGGGGAACAAAATAAAGGATGCAGTCGATAGTCTATCAAAAAAAAACGAAGACTAAATAGCCATGATATTTATAATCAGCTAAAGGGAAGAAAAAAACTATCTAATGAGGTTATCATGGAAATTTTATCAAAAGAATACGGCTGGACTCCAAACGAAATAAAGGAAACTAGTGTTGATGATATCCAAAATTATCTAGATATAATGGAACAGCGTAAAAAATTATCTAATCAAAATGGCTGAAACAAGGGAACTAGACTTAATATTAAAATTAAAGGATCAAGCATCTAGTGAATTAAGAAGTGTTGGATCAACCCTAAGTAATTTATCCAATCGATTTAGAGATGGGGAGCAATCCGCGACTTCACTATCCAATACCTTAAAAAACAGATTTTCTACCGAGTTAAATATACTTGGGAAAGCTTTTGATTATGCTAAATACGCAGCCATAGGATTTTCTGCTGCTGCGGTTGGTATAGGAGTAACAGCAATAAAAACCGCGGCTAATTTAGAGCAGGAAAGAATGGCATTTAAAACATTATTGGGAAGTGTAGAGCAGGCAGACGCAGCAATAGAAATGATAAAAAAAGATGCGGCAACCACCCCGTTTGAATTACCGGGGTTAATTCAAGCTAATAAACTTTTAACAGCGGTTACTCATGATGCAGGAAAGTCAGAAGGGATATTATTAAATGTTGGTAAGGCATTATCTGCAATGGGAAAGGGTCAGGAAGAATTAGATAGAATAATTGTAAACCTACAACAAATTGGAGCAGTTGGACATGCGTCAATGCTAGACATAAAACAATTTGCTTTCGCAGGAATACCTATTTTTGAGATGCTCCAAGAGGCAACGGGAAAAAGTGGTGAGGCTTTGAATGACATGATATCTAACGGAGAGATATCATTTAAAGTGCTTACTGATATGTTTGAAAAAGCAGGAAAAGACGGAGGAAGATTTGCTAATGCTTTTGCAGATCAAGCGGGAACTTTCAATCAGCTTGTTTCAAATATGAAAGATAACTTTACTGTTTTAACTTCTGATATCGCTGAGGAATCAGGTGCTTTTGATATAGCAAAAAATGCATTAAAAGGATTACTAGACTGGGTTGATAGAAATAAACAAGCGATAATAGATTTTTCTAAAAGAGCAATTCAGAATGCGATAGATAAGATAAAAGAATGGTATGAAAGTATTGGGGGAACAGAGGGGTTAAAAAAAATATTAGAAGATGTTTGGAATAAAATAAATGATTTAATCGGTATAGTAATATCATTGACTTCATTTATTTGGGATCATAGAAAAGCAATTATATTTTTAGTTGCTGCTTGGGAGGCATTAAAACTTGCAATGTCTATCGCAGATGTAGTTTCTGCATTAATACCAGCATTCGGATTAGTATCGGGCGGAATTAGTACTATGACAGGATTATTATTGAGTCCGGTTGGATTAATAGCAGTTCTTACCACTCTTGCAACGGTGGCTATTGTCGGTGCTATAGACGCATGGGGAGATTTGAAACAAGCACAAGAAGAAATTAAAACATCGCTACAGCAAACGAACGATATGATCGATCAGGCTAGAAAAAAAATAGGCGAATTAAGTAATGAAGCCGCTAATGTAAATCTAAAAAATGCGATTGATCAATATGATGAACTTGCTGATAAAGCAGAGAGATTAAGTAAAATGGGGCTCCTAGAATCGATCGGAGTTGGATTTAGGGATTCATTCTTAGGAAAAATTACAAGAATAAATGATGCGGTAATTACTCCTCAGGGAGATGTTATACAAACAGATCCGTCCGACTATTTAATAGCTACTAAAACACCCGGAACATTGTCTGCTGCTGGTGCCGGAGGCTCAGGAGTAGTTGTTAATGTAAATTACCCAATGCTTTTAGATAGGAATGCTAGTGTTAAATTAGCGGATCTTTTAAGCGATGAAATAAGAAGAAGATTAAGATTATAATTTTTAATTAAAATATTATGAGTATAGCTTTTACAAAAGTAAATGATTTCGTGGAAGATTTAGGAAATGGAGTCCACGACATGGACAATGATCAATTAGTAATTGTGTTATCCAATACCGCTCCGAGTGGAGAATCTAGCGATCCAACCGCTGATGGAAATGGGGTATTGGCAAATGTAACGCAGATAAATCATGCGAATTTATCATCTAGAAATTTAACTACTACTAGCTGGTCGTTAAGTTCAGGAACAGCAAAATTGATAATTCAGGATTTAACATTGACTGCATCTGGGGTAGTGCCTGAGTTTAGGTATATTTATTTATACAATGATGATGCTACTAGCGATAATTTGATTGGTGTTTATGATTTAGGGGTGGCTAAGAATATGGGAGATGGAGATACATTTATTTGCAATTTTGATGATAGTGCTGGAGTTTTAACAATAACTTAATTTTAAATGAGCGTTGAAATATACAAATCGGCTTTATTGACTGCGGAAGCAACTGAGTTTTATTTATCAGATTTATTTAACGATGCAAATCTACAGGGATATTGGAGGCTTGAAAGCGATGGAACTGATAGTTCAAGCAATGGATATACTTTAACAGGAACAGCACCTACTTTTACTACTGGAAAGTTTGGAAATGGAGGAGATTTTGAATCAGGAAGTTCTCAATACCTTTCAATAGCAGATGCCTCTTGCCCAAACCTTGAAATTAGCGGCAGTAGAACAGTTTCATTATGGTTTAAACCAGAATCAATTTCGTTGCAAGTTTTATTTGCTAAGGTTGCTGGAACCGCTGGAATGCAAATTTTCTTTGATACCACTTACGTTCAGTTTTATGTAGATGGACTAACAACTAATGAATTTGTTAATTATACGCAAGGGCTTATTGCAGGGAATTGGTATCACATAGTGGGAAGATATGATTCAGTAGCAGGAGAACTTTCTATTTTTATTAATGGCAATAAAACAACTGTTTCCGCTTCTGGTTCATCGACGGATTCTAATGGAGTTTTTTATATAGGGAGAAATGATGCTGGAAATTATGCCGATGGAATTATAGATGACGTAGCTATTTTAGATAGAGCCTTAACTGATGCAGAGGTTATATCTTTATATGGATCAGGATTGAGAGCTTATTACAGATTAGAGGCAGACGGAAGCGATGAATTGGGTAATTATGATTTACAGGAAAGTAATAACTCTACAAAATTATTGGTTCATTTTAACGGAGCGGATGCTGCAACTGCATATAAGGCGGAAATTTCTAACCAAACCTTAACTTTTGCCGGAAATGCACAACTAGACACTGCTCAATATAAATTTGGAGTTTCTTCTTTATTGCTTGATGGAACTGGCGACTGGGTTACAGTTCCTGATAGTGCTGATTGGGATTTGGGGCTAACATGGACAATAGACACATGGGTTAGGTTTAGCGATATTACTCATCTACAAGGAATTTGCGGACAATGGGAAGATACTAACAATTTTATGTTTTTCTCTTGGCACACTAACGGTAATTTATACTTTATTAGATTTGTTGGGGGAATTGAGCAAACGCCAAATGTTACTACATGGAGTCCATCGCAAGATACTTGGTACCATGTTGCATTAGTTTGTAATGCCGGAGTAGTTGATTTTTACATAGATGGAGTTAAAAAAACAAAAACAGTTTCAAATGACTTAACTTCTTATCCTACATTATCAGCACCATTTGCGATTGGTGTTGGAGGCGATGGATCCGGTTCAACTTCCTATATGTTTAAGGGATGGATTGATGAATTTAGATTAGTTAAAGGAGAAGCAAAATGGACATCTAATTTTACCCCTCCAACTTCGGAATATACTTTTAACGAAACTACACTAAGTTTTGATACTGGGGAATTTAGCAACGCGGTTGATTTTGGATCAGCCAACTCAACTGATTTTCTTTCAATAGAAAATGATTTAGGATTAGGAAGACATCCTCAAACTATTTCAATGTGGGTAAAATGTAATGCAGAAATAGCTAGTGGGGAATGGGTTTTTTATTCGTCTAATGATGGTGCTAATGATGATGGACTAGAAATAGGATATCAATATAACTCGGGTACATTAAGAGTTTATGCGGGATATGCAAAAAATGGTGTTTCCTTTCCTGATGTAATGTATTATGAAGTAGAATTAGGAACTGCTAACTGGCACCATATAGTGGCTACTTGGGATGGTGCCGCGATAACGGAACTTTGGGTTGATGGAGTTAGTAGAGATACCGGAGCCCCAACTATTGGTTCAGGATCTTGCGGGATTGGAGATGTAGTCTGTATTGGAAAAAGAGGCCATAATGATTATGGATATCCATCTGTTAAAATAGACGATATTTCAATTTGGGATAGGGTTTTATTAGATGCAGAAATAGCTTGGATTTATAATAACACTGCTTATAAAGAAGATTTAGGAACGGGAGTTTTTAATTTAAGCGGAGTTAATGCTGACTTTCAAACAAATTTTAATGCTGAGTTAGGGACTGGATCATTTAGCCTAACTGGAATTAATGCAGATTTTACGGTTCAGCAACGGGAGGTAGTGATATTAGTTAATTCTGTTGATATAAGCGACGAGGTTCTTTTTGATACGCTACATGTTAGGAATAATCTTTATTCCGATCCCGATACTGCTAATTTTGAAATTATAAGATCATCGAGCAAATCATATAATCCGCAGGCCGGAGATGAAATTGAAATACAAGATACCGGACTAACTATTTTCAAGGGGTTGTTAATAAGCATAGAGAAAAGAATGAAAGGATTCCAAGAGTCTTATTTTCTGGAGTTTAAAGATTGGAATGAAGAATTAGCAAATATTATAATTGATTCGGAATATAACAACGAAACAGTCGAGGCAATAATAGAGGATATTTTTACAGATGCTAATTTATCATCTTACGATGGGACAACTCACGTTTCCGATACTACGAATATAGCTAGAGTTGTTTTTGATAATATTTCTGTTTCATCTGCATTAGATAGACTTGCTCAGTTATCCAATAAAAATTGGTACGTTAGCCCGGATAAAGAAATATATTTTTTTTCTGATAGTGTTATTTCCGCACCTTTCGATATAAACGATACTAACGGAAATGCTATTTTTTCTAGTGTCGAGGTTAGCGAAGATTACACGCAATTAAGAAATGATGTTACTGTTAAAGGAAAGGGAGTAGCGGCAGTTAATGTTACTGATGCCACATCTATTTCTAGTTATGGATTAAGACAGTATTTCGAAATTGATAATGATGTTACTGCGACAAATGAAGCTACTCAAAAAGCTAATGCTATTTTATCGGCATATAAGGATCCAATAAAAATTATAAGTTTTCAAACAAAAAAGAATGGATTATTCTCGGGACAGCAAATAGATATAGTTAGTGCAATAAGGGGAATAAATGAAACAGTAAATATTGAAACAGTAAATTTTAAAGCAGAAAGCGAAACAAGGTTTGTTTATGAAGTAAAAGCTACTACTAGAAGATTAGGAAAGATAGAGGACTTATTTAAGCAGGCGGCAGATAATCCTGATATTACTCCAGCGTTAGGTGATCAAGGAGTTTTACAGAACATAGAATTTACCGCGATTGATGATGAAACGATCCAATGGAGTTCTGGATCAATAAGAACTTCGGACGGAACAGTTTATAGTATTGATGCAAATGCATCGGAAACACTAACAGCGGATCATGTAATTTATTTCGATCCGGCTACATCTACAACTGAATTGCAAATTTCAACTACTTTTTCGGACGGAATTGGAGGAGGCAAAATACCGCTTTGTTATGCCACAAAATCAGCAATCGCTACTAAGGGGGCTTCAATATTTCCGGTTAGCTTTGGGCAAAAAATCCAATTAGATGGATCGGTTCATATTACAGATAGATCGGTTATCGCAGATAATATCGCGGCTAATTCGATAACTGCAAACGAAATTGCGGCTAACACTATTACGGCAAATGAAATAGCGGCAAGCACTATAACAGCCGATAGAATGAGTGTAAGCACGCTATCAGCGATTACTGCTTACATGGGAACATTAAATCTTGTTAATACCACAACTGGATCTAATTTAAGACTCGATGCTACAAACAGAAGAATTGCTTGGATTTATGGCACTGATACGGTTGCATACGCTTATGCAGATTCTAGCGGAGATTTAAGAATTGATGCAGATAATTCTATTTATTTAAGTGCGACAGGGGCAGGTGATTTTATATATTTAGAAGCAAATGATATATATTATACATCTAACGCAATGTATTTTACGTGTAGCAGTGATTGGTATATTAATGCAGCCGATACTGTTATAATTAATTATAATAAGCAAGATTCTGGAGATCAGTTTTATATCGATGAGGACAGCGGAAATGTTTTAACTTTAACAACTGGAAAGGATGCCTATTTCGCAGATGATGTTCACGTGGGAGGCGATTTATCTAAGGGAGGAGGATCGTTTAGAATAGATCATCCACTAAAACCAGAAACGCATTTTCTGTTTCACTCTTTTGTTGAAGCCCCTGAGAGGTTAAACATTTATAAAGGTAGGGGTTTGACAGTAAATGGTAAATTTACAATAGAATTGCCAGATTATTTTGAAGCATTAAATACAAATATTGAATATAATTTAACTCCAATAGGAATAAATGCTAATCTATGGGTAAGTAAAGAATACCAGAATAACAAAGTTGAAGTTGCTTCTAACGTTGATTGTGAATTCAGCTGGATAATTTATGGGGTGAGAAAGGATCCCTATGCTTTAGCAAAGCCAATGGAGGTAGAGGTTGAAAAAAATATTAAAGGATATTTATATCCGGAATTATACGGGGAAACTCAGAATTTAAATGATAAGATCAGAAGTGAGAACATAAGAAGAAAATTGAGAGGGGAAGAATTATTGCCAATGCATAATAAAAAAGGCTTTATTAAGCCAAAGCTTAGATCAAAGATAGATGACGACGCATTAAAAATATTGGATGATGAAGTAAAAGATAAGTTAATTAAATAAGTTTAATAATATGTCACACATTTTAAATGTATTTAGAGGGGATGATGCCGTAATACCTATAACAATAACTAATGATGGATCCGTAGTTAATATAACTGGATATACATTTTGGCTTACTGTTAAGACCAATGAAGATGATACCGATGCAGAAGCATTGATTCAAAAAAAGGTAGAGTCGCATACAAACCCAACACAGGGAATTACTACTATAACTATACCTAATTCTGAGATGAATTTAACTCCCGGACTATATCATTATGATATACAAATGAAAACATCGGGAGGGATTATTGTAACTCTAGTTAAGGATATTTTCAAAGTGAAAAGAGATATAACAATTACAAGTCAATAAAATGACAGATATCGAAATAACACAAAAAATTTATAATCTAAACATTGATTTAAATGATAATGCAATAAATATAAACCAAAATATTTATAATTTCGATATTGATTTAAATGATATAAGGATTGATGTTGCCTTACCAAGTTATAATGTAGATGTTGAAGTTTATGGAGGTGGATCTAGCGATTATGTTTTACCAACTGCAACTGATTCAATTTTGGGAGGAATTAAGGTTGGTGCTAGACTAACAATAACTAATGGAGTGTTAAGTGCAGATGAGCAGGGGGGCGGAGTTAGTAGCGTAAATGAAAAAACTGGAGACGTTATTTTAGATCCTGATGATTTAGATGACACTTCAACCACAAATAAATTTACTACTGCAGAGGATATTTTAAAATTATCCGGGATCGAGGCAGGAGCAGAAGTGAATGTTAACGCAGATTGGAATGCTAGTAGTGGAGATGCACAGATTTTAAATAAACCAGTTCTTACTAATTATGCTTTTATTCCTCAAAACACAGTCGAGGTTTTAACAGGTTGCACCGAAGTAGCGGGCAAGAGATATGCTTCAATCGCTAATGCTATTACTTATATCAATACTCAAACTCCAGCGATAGATAATCTTTGGAGTATTTGCTGTTTAGATTTAACCAATTCAGAGAACTTTACCTTACCCGACTTCGTAGGGATACACTCATCTAAAGGATTTCAGGGAATAGTTATGACGCAGTTTACTGGTAATGTAACTTTAGGAGAATATTCTATTGCTAATAGCGTTGAGTTTACAGGGCAACTTACTATCGGCTCTACTAACGCAGCTGCTCCTTCAATAGTATTTGGTGCTTATATAATGGGAACTTTAATAATAGCAGCAGGACATTATTTCCAGCCAGTAAATTCATTATTGCAAGTTTCAAGTGATTTAGAACTTAATGGACAAATGCAGATAATTGGTGGAACTTGGATTTCAAATAATATAAATGTAAACCCTACTGGAGTTTTAGTCGGATATATAAATAAATATGGAGGGGCAATTGTAGATAAGGGGGGTACTATATTATTAAATGACTACGGACAATTTTTTGATGGAAGTGTCTCAGGATTATCTGCTACAACTGTTAATGGTGCGATTGATGAATTAGTTACGCTTTTTGGTTCAGCATTAAATGGTAAAGCGGACAAAACTAATGTGCTAGAATTAAATAACACAACTCCATTTACACCTGATAATGATTACGAGCCAGCTACCAAAAAATATGTTGATGATAACGGATACAATAGTTCAGATTTCGATACAGATTTTTCTTCTAAAACTACCGATGATTTAAGTGAGGGAAGTTCAAATTTTTATTATACTGAGGATAGATTTGATAGTTCATTTTCTGGAAAGACTACTGACGATCTACCAGAGGGAGATGCTAATCTTTATGGCATTTGGGAAGTAAATGAAAATGATCAGGCAGAATTACAAACTAAAAGAAATATAAATATTGGTCAAAATTATTTAATAATATGTTAATAATATGAAATGGGAATTACTAATAGAAATTAAAGATAAACCAGAGTTAGTCGGAATAATGTACCCGCAACACTCAAAAAAGGGAGATATTATTGCAGTTAAACCTTATCCTTGGGAATGGGGAGAAATAGAAAAAAGAAACTATCTTGTTGTAGTGGTCGATGGTATTGAAGCTGATGAAGCTAAAAAATTACAAAAACCTTTATTTGATAAAGAGGATTTTGACCCTGCCTTAGAAAAGCCTATCATGATGGCTAAAAGAAAATTTAATATTGATTTTAATAAACTAAAATCGATGGAAACGATTGACGAGGAGCAATTATTAGACCCTAATGTAGTTTATCAACCGCTAAAGAACAAAACTCTAGTAATAGCTGAAGATGGAGAAGATTTAATTTATGATAAGAAGATTAAAAAATTTAAGAAATTAAAGAATGGCTAGTTCAAGAAGATTACCATTATCATATAATGTAAGAACCTACGGAGCAAGCGGACTTGGGCGTGATTTTACTTCTTTGGTTGCTTGGGAAGCTTATACTGATATAAACTTGGTTACAGCTAAAAAGGGTGAGGTTTTAGAGTGTTATGATGATGCAGATAGTTTTGACGATTATGTTGTTTTAGCTGGTGCAACAACAAACGCCTCTTATTTTAGGGTGATTAAGCCTGCCGATGGAGAAGGGCACGATGGAACATTCAACAATGGAGTAAAATTTTCTGGAACAGGAATTTGGAAAATAGATGAAAATTATGATGGTATTTATGATTTGATAATTGAATCATCTTCTACAAGTTTTGTTTTTGATAACGATGGAGATTATTTAAAAATAGTAGGAATGCTTGTTGATGGAACGACTACCTCCAATAATCAATTCATGACTAGAGGTCAATATTGTAATTTAATAAATTGTATTGCAATAAATGGAGCTGATAGAGCTGATGGTTTTCATAATGAAACTAGTGTAACTAATGTTTATTATAATTGTAATGCTATAAATTGTGGAAGAGATGGTTTTGTTGATGCTACTTGCGTTAATTGTATTTCTTATGGGAACGTAGGTAATGATTGGGTTAATGGAACACAAACAACTTGTTTAGATAGTGGGGATACTGTTAATTTCGTTGATGCTGATGGCGGTGATTTCCATTTAACAGAAACAAATCCTGATGCAAGAGGAAATGGGACAGATTTAAGTGCTGACCCAACCTATGCTTTTGATGACGATATTGATGGAGATACAAGAACAGGAGATTGGGACAGAGGTTTTGACCAATATGCTACGCCAGCAGGCGACCCAAACCCACCAACGACACCTTATCCCGCAAATGGTGGAACTGGATTAGTCGAGGATCAGGAATTAAAATGCGTAGTTACTGATCCAGACGGATTTGACATGGACGTTTCATTTTATAATGCGGATGGAGATGTTTTAATCGGAACAGTTGAGGGTGTGGCCAGTGGAGGAATTGCAGAAATTGTTTGGGAGGGACTTACTCCCGGAGTTGAATATACTTGGTATGCAATAGCTGATAATGGTTCAGGCACAGCTCAAAGTTCTAATTGGACTTTTACCGCAGGAGAGGAAAATGCTTGGCAGAATTTAGATACTAATGATTCTTGGAGATTTTATTCTCTCGGATATAAGATTTTAGAATGGACTAATGCAGTTTTAAATTTTAATAGAAGACTTACTTATCCCGGAACCTTTGCCGATATTTATGTCGCTGATGGTTCGACTGCACAAACGATAGCGAACGGAACTGATTATACAAAGTTAACAGGTTTTGCTAGTGATGGGCAAAGTTCAAATTGCACAGCCGATGCTTCAAATGATAAAATAACCATAACAAAAACTGGGAGATATTTAGTCAATGCAAGTATAAGCGGAAGTGCTGCTATTGTTTCAACTTTTAAATTCGCATGCTTTTTAGATGGTTCAGAACAAAGCCAATGCCACGCACATAGAAAATTTGCGACAGCGAATGATATGGGCTCCTGTTCAATTTCTGGAATAATTGATGTGGAGACAGAAAATTTAGATTTAGATTTAAGAGCAAGGCATGATTTCGGAACAGATGTAGATTTCACACCAACCTATATGAATTTATGCGTAACTTATTTAGGAGAAACTTAATACTATGAATTTTATACAAGAAAATTTACCATTTGTTAATTCCCTTATTCTTTTAATAAGCATGATTTTTGTAGTATATAAAACATTTTCTGATCCCGATATAAAGAATAAAGAAGATTTACAAATATTAGAAACTAGATGCCAATATAAGCACGAGAGATTAGATGAAATTTTAGATGATATGAGAACTAGCCTAAAGCTTTTAAAGGAGAATGACATTAAACATATCGAGCAAGAGATAAGAATAATAAGCGAGCGACAAAATAAGATTTTAACAATTTTAGAGTATAAAGGTACATTAAAAGAGGAGGAGAAATGAGACATTTACCATTGCCGATTAAGGTGATAATCCTCGTCGGGATTGTCTTGCTTGCCTTAGTGGTAGGCGGAATACTTAACTTCAAGATAAGACCATTTAGAGGACATCCTCGATATGGTCAATAAGGAGGTGATGCCAATATGTCTAGTAAAAATAAAAAGTATTATTTAACTAGGCATCATCCACATTAAACCTGTTAGCCGAGGTGGCTCAAACGGGGGAGATAATGTGGTGATGGTAAAAGCCAAGTTGCACGAAAAGTATCACTATATTTTTGGCAACAAAACTCCACAAGAAATACTTGATATGTTAGTCAATGTATTCTGGGGAGGAAACCACCATTATCTGGAGGCTTATTATGACAAGGTTAAGGAAGCTAATCGTAAAGTTTCTAATGGATAGTTATAAGAATCGCTACCTAGAAAAAACCGCTCCAGCTAGATTGGCTGAGGCAAAAGACTACGAGGAGTTTTTTCTCGGATTGGAGGATAAAAATGAACTGTCCAAGTTGCAACGGCCCGATGATAACAAAGATGGCTAATGGTTGCTTGCATGATGTTTGCTGGGCTTGTAGTGTTTGGATCAAAAAAGAAAGCATGGGTGCAAAACTATGCCCGGTATGCAAGAGCGTAATGTACGAATATGTTGGCGAGGATAGCTGCGACTATTATCGTTGCGGAAATTGCCAGCATAAACAGCGGATTTTCCACAATTAAATCCGTTTGGATCGGGGGGAGTAAACCTCCTCCCATCCATTAATTATTAAAAAAAGCATATTAGTATTCTTAAACAATTTATTATCTATTTATTGATTGCTATATTCGCAATTATGTTTTTCGGAAACAAAGAAATTCCACTTCAGCAAAGAGTTCCGCAATATAATAATAATTTAAAATAAAAAAAATATGGAATATTACTCACAAAGGGATCCAAGATGGGCTAACAAAACAATAGGAAACACAAAGTCAACCATCGGACTTTATGGATGTTTCGGAACTGCACTTGCAAATCTTTCTGGAAAATATACGCCTGATCAAGTGTTTGGGATTTTATCTAAAAACGGATATTTAAGGGGTGATTTAATAATTAGTACTCCTGTAATGGCTAGCCTATTGGGTTTAGAATATGACGGAAACAATTTTGAGATAAATAAAAAACCACCTTATAAAACAATAGCGGAAGTTGATATGTCGCCATCCCCCGGAAAACAACAGCATTTTGTAGTAATTAAGGAGGACGGATCAATAATAGATTCTTGGACTGGGACAATAAGACCAGCCGGAACTTATCCTTTAGTTAGCTATAGGTTATTCAAAAAAATGCAAGATAACAGTTTATTATCTAATGATAAAAATATGAAACCAACGATAAAAGAATGGGCTTTAGGAGAGGGAAATTGTATGATTTGTGGTAAATCTTATTGACAAAAACACAAAGGTTATTTATACTAAATATGTAATTATTAGTATAAATATATGGATAAAAGATACGGCAAAAAACCTCAATGGCTAAAAGATAAAATAAGTAAGGCTACAAAAGAAGCTATGGCTAGACCAGAGATAAGAAGAAAATTAGTTGAATTAAAAGGTAACGGGAATGGATTTAAAGGAGGAAAATTAAATCCAATGTTTGGAAAAGAAGATGATAAATCACCAAATTGGAAAGGAAATAAGGCTAAATATGGAGCAATTCACGAATGGGTAAAAAAACATAAGGGAAAGGCAAAAATATGCAGTATTTGTGGAGATAAAAAAAGAATTCAATGGGCTAATGTAGACCATAAATATAAAAGAAACTTAGAAGATTATATTTCTTTATGTCCAAGATGCCACACCAGATACGACATTAAAAATAATTTTAAGAAATTTGGAAAATATAGTTTTGATATATGTGAGATTAAAAAATATTTAAAAAGCGGAATGTCTTTTAGGAAGATAGCAAAAAAATTAAATGTTTCATCTCATCATACAATAATAAATTTTTATAAAAAAAATGGATAAACCAAAAACAGTATCAATATGTGGTGATGATTGGAATAAATTGAGTGGCATAGAAAAATGGGCTTATTGCACAATGCGTCACGAGGGCTGGTACGAGGGTTCTCGAAGCTATCGAAACAATAATCCCGGAAATTTAATTTATAATTCTTTCACGAGAGATTATCTTGGGGCAAAAGTAGAATCTGACGGAAGATTTGCAAAATGGGATACTTACGAAAAAGGATTTAATGCTTTAGTTAAATTTTTAACTTGGGCTTGCCTTGGAGAATTAAGAAGTTATACCCCCGAAATGACACTCTTGGAGTTTTACGGAAAATATGCTCCTAGTTCTGATGGTAATTATCCAATGAATTATGCCAAGTCAGTAGCCGATGATTTAGGTGTAACGATAAACTTCAGGATTAGAGATTTTGAAATACAGGCTCAAAATGAGCCTGAGAGCGAAGAAGATAGCGAAATGGTAGAAATACCCATTTCCGGTCAAGAGGAGCCAGCGAGTGGAAATTCTGAGCCGGAGGAGGAAAATATAAGCAAGAAAGCAAATATAATAGCAGAGATAATAAAGAAGATATTTAGATGGTTAATTATTAAGTTAAAACTATGAGCCAAAAAAAGAACTCTTTTGACAAGGAAACACTTGTTAAAATAGGGAAAGGAGCATTGATTGCGGGAGGTGGTGCATTAGCAACCTATCTTCTGCAAGCGATAGCACAGTTGGATCTTGGTAGCAGTTCGGCATTAATAACTGCAGTTTGTGCTATCCTGATCAACGCTATCAGGGAATTCAATAAGGGGAAATAAATATTATTACTGCTTAACTCGGCAATCGGTTCGGTGGTTATAATAATTAAACTAAAAAGTCAATAATCCGAGACAAATCTATTTTATTAGTCGGTTAATTATCGGCTTTTTAATTGGGGATAACTTAGTCTTTACTTTTATTTTATATCATGATACAATGCTTATATCTAGAAAGTTTAAATAAAACCAAGACCTAATGAAATCATCGCAAAATACAACTGAATTGTTGGACTTAAAGCCCAGAGTGGGTCATTTTGCGATGATACTCTGGGCTTTTGGTTTCGCAATTAAATGGGGAAGCATTTATACAAATTAGGAAAAAGGAGGTGTTATATTTGTAAAAGAATATTACCACTTAATGACAAAACATTTATTAAAAGTAAAAATGGAAGGCTGGGATATTCTTACAGGTGCAAAGAGTGCGAAAAAGAGAGAGGAAAGTTAAGAAAATTTACCTACAAATATCGACCTAGAAAAAATCATAAACCACTAAAATTAAGATTCGATATCCTAAAGAGAGATGCATTTACCTGTCAATATTGTGGAAGAAAAGCTCCTGATGTAATTTTAGAAATAGATCATATACACCCAAGGTCGAAGGGTGGAAAAAACATTATGGATAATTTCAAAACGGCTTGTAAGGACTGCAATATGGGAAAGAGTAACACACTTTTAGAAATTATTTGATGTGGCCTACTCTTTTTTGGTTGTAAAATTATGAATAATGGTTGGGTAAAAATACATAGGCGAATAATTGAAAAAGGATATTATAAGAATTCTAAATATATCCATTTATGGTTGCATATTCTATTAAAAGCAAATCATAAAGGATCCGAATTTATGTGGAATAATGAAATTATAGTAATAAAAGAGGGGCAATTTATTACCGGGAGAAAGAAATTAAGCGATGAAACAGGCATTAATGAATCGACTATCGAAAAAATATTAAAAATTTTCGAAAAAGAACATCAAATAGAACAACAAAAAACTAATAAATTTAGGCTTATTACGGTGATAAATTGGAAAGACTACCAAGAAAAAGAACATCAAAATAACATCAAAGTAACATCAAAAGAACATCAAAATAACACAAACAAGAATGATAAGAAGAATAAGAATGATAAGAATATAAATACTAGCGATCTAGCGATCGCTGGAGTTAATGAAATTATGAATATATTTTATAAGATAAATCCAGCACTTAATTTCCAAAATAAGACAAGCAGATCTGCTTGCGAATGGTTAATTAAAAAATATAAAAAAGAAAATGTTATTAGAATGGCTGAAGCAGTGGTAGCAGTTCAAGGAAAGCCTTATGCCCCAGTCGCTACTACCCCTTACCAAATGAAAGAGAAGCTGGCTCAATTTAAAATATATTTTGATAATCAAAAGAATAATAAATCTAATTTTGTACAATTATGAAATCAATAAAAATGATGAGTAAAACAGAGTTTTTAATTTCCGATGAGGAATTTAAGAAACTACAAATTCTTATAGCTAATGGTAAAACTGGCTTAATAGGATTAAAAAGCGGAGATATGATAAATCTAAGTTCAGTTGAAAGTATTGGAGACGCTGAAACTGAAGCACATTGTGGAGGAGATTTAATGAGTAAGGACTTAACAAGGATATTTGTGCAAGGCGAATGGAAATTGTTTGCTGGAGATAAAAAAAACATAGAATATAGATTAAAAAATAAAAAAATATCAGATATTGACAAAGAGATAGCCTTAGAAAATTCTCATAATCAACTAAATTAAAAGTATGAAAGAATTTATAAAATTTTATTCGGCTGTTATTGTAGTGTTTTTTACTTTAATAGTAGTTAACACCGCTTTTAATAAAATACCAGTAGTTGGAGATTACTTTACCGATATTCCAATATTGTTAGTTTCTTATTTATATATTATAAAAATTTTAAAGTAAAAGCATGAAGTAAAGCGGACTTGACTAATTTATAATCATGATATACAATAGAGGAAACAATTAATAATAATCAAATGAATACTAAAGATTTTGTAAAACTTATTGTAAACGATCGAGATAAAAGATTGATAAAGGCATATAAAGATGGACTTCAAATCATAGAGCTAGAAAGTAAATTTGGAATAACTAAAACAAGAATTTATCAGATACTGGCAGAACATAATGTTAAAGTAGATAGGAAAAATCTATGTAAATAGGACTTGACAATATTGCAAAAAACGTATACAATGGGATATATAAATAAAACGGGCGATGGGTGATAGCCGATAAAAAAATGAAAATAAAAAAAGGTACATTTAAATTAATTAGTATAATTCTCCTAGCCATAATAATAGGGTCAACCTCTACAATAATATTTTACGAGGGATTGAAACTATATGATTATATAAAGGGAGGATTATACTATATAAACAGGATAGAGATAATAAGAGAAAAGGCCGACGAGGCCGTGCGTGATGTTAATTTGGAAACTTCGGTTGATCCGGGGGAAGTAGGATTAATTAATCACGGCGGGTTGGTAGGCAATTTCTCCGCTTATACCGCCTCAATAGACGAATGCGGTAAGAGCGATGGGATCACAGCTTCCGGTAAAAAAGTAAAAGAGAACGAAACTCTTGCTTGCCCGCCGGAACTAGAATTTGGTACTAAAATAAATATCGAGGGAATGGGAACTTATATCTGCCAAGATAGAGGCGGAGCAATAAAAGGAAACCACTTTGATATTTATATGGAAACAAAGGAGCAAGCATTTAAGTTCGGAAGAAAAAATTTAAGTTATACAATAATTAATAATTAAAAAAATGACTACAAAAAAGACAACCGAGATTGCTAAAAGCGACTCAAGCGTAGATTCTACATTCAAAAAAAATGTAGATTCTATGATAGCCAATAGGGATTATTTTAAATCCCAACTAGAATCCATTATGGTAGAATCACAAGATTACCATGTAATTAAGGAAAAAAAATCACTTTCAAAAGGTGGTGCAGAAAAACTTGCAACCGGTTTTAAACTTTATGCAAAATTTAAAATAGACGAAGAAGCTAAAAAGGCATTTGCGGATGTACCCGGATTAATAGCATATCGTTGCGAACTTTATAATTCAAAAGATGAATTCCAAGGAGAGGGAGGCGGAGCTGATACTTTATCAAGAAACCAAAACGATCCTAATAAAACGATAAAAATGGCTCAAAAAAGGGCTTACGTTGATGCAGTTATAAGAACGACAGGGCTAAGTGATATATTCACTCAAGATTTAGAGGATATGCAAGGATCGGGAAATGTAAAAAGCAAACAAGCTGATACTAAAAAAACTATAAATGATCCACATAAACCAGCCTCGGATAAACAAAAATACCTGATAAAAAAATTAATGGAAGATTTACAGCTATCAATGGAATGGCTAGAAAAGAAAGCGGGAAAGTTGGAAACTATGAAAATGGGAGTTGCTTCTCAGGTAATAGAGCAATTAAAAAATAAACAGAATAATCTAGAGCCTAAAGTTCAAGAAGAAACAAGCGATGGAATTCCTGTCATAGATTCAGAAACAGGGGAGGTTATAAAAGATGCAAAAACAAGAGTACCGGAAACTAATTATAAGGGGATTTAATTATTAATTTAAAAAAATGGAAAAACGACAAAACGATAAAGAACTTGATAAATTAATGGATTCGATTCTAAACATAGCATGGGAACAAACAATGAAAGTAATAAAAAAAGAGTTTGGAGTTGCTAAAATCGAATTTGATAAAAAATTAAGTGATAAAAAATTAAAAAGTGCTAAGTCCGCAATTGGTTATATTATAACTAGCGGAAGATTAAACTACAAAGAATTAATAAACAAACACCATGAATAAGCAACTAACAAAATATGATGACAAGTTAAAAGACCTAGAGGAGAATATAAGATTTTATTTATCTACTCCAGAGAAGTTTGCAGAGGCATTGGTATTTTCAAAGAAGCTAAAAAAGTTCGCTGAGGAAATTGAAACTAAGGTAAAAACAAGAGGATCGGAAATTATGAATGATAGAGATTTAAAAGAAATAGAATTTGGAGATTTTAAGGTTATCAAGATAGATCCTACTATTACAATTACATATAGAGTTAGCCAAGTTATGAAAGTTTTTGGAGAAAATGCAGAACAATTTCTAAAAGTAGATGGGACAAAACTTAAAAATTATATTCTAAAAGCAAGGATAGAGGGCGAAGATTTAGAAACATTAAACATAGGAAGAAAAGAAAGTGCTAAAAAAGGATATATTCGTTTAATATCAATTGACAAATCATAGAATATAAATATAATAGAGATATAATAATTATATTAATAATATGACTTCTGGAGTATATAAAAGAACAGAAAAAATAAAAAAGAAGATGTCTATTATTGCCAAAGAAAAAGGATTTGGAAAATGGATGAATGGTAAAAAGCATAGCGAAGAAACTAAAAAAAAGATGTCTGAGAAAAGAAAGGGTAAAAAGCATAGCGAAGAAACTAAAAAAAAGATAAGTAATAAATTATATAAAGGGGGAACTATAAATTCGCAAGGATATAGGGCAATGTATATAAATGGAAAGATTAAGCTTGAGCATAGAGTAATAATGGAAAAACATTTACATAGAAAATTAAAATATAATGAAACAATACATCATATAAACGGTGATAAGCTTGACAATAGAATAGAAAATTTAAAAGTAATAAGTAGAAAAAAGCACGGATCTATTCATGGTAAATGCCATGGAATTAAACTAATCGAAAAGAAGTAAAAAAATGAGCAATCTAACAGCAGACCAAAAAAGAGAATTAAGTAAAATAAAAGTAGGGACATATTTTGGAGGGTCAATAAAAGAATATAAAAAAAATCCTATTGTTTTAGATAATCATAATTTAAATAAAAAACCTCTTGGAAAACTTGAAAATATAAAATACAAAAACGGAAAAATATATGGAATATTTATTCCTAGAAAAGGTTTGACAATAAAAGAAAAAGATTTGCTTCTGGAGGTAGGATTTATTAATAAAAATAAAAAAAATAAATTAATTGAAATTAGCTCAATTAAAACAATATGAATTTATCTTGTCAAAATTGCAAAAGCAACAATACGGTTAAAAGCAGAGGATGTTTATTTTGGATTATATTTATAACATTCTTGCCGTGGAGCTTAATATTATTATTAATTTGCAGACCTACAATAAAATGTAATGATTGTGGGTTCACATTTAAAAATTAAAAAAATGAAAAAAAATATTATAAGTTTTAATAAAAAAAAATTAAAACAAGAAATTATTATTAATGCTATTTCTCCAATTGATATAAAAAAAGGGGAAAAAATTGAAATAAAACTAGAGGGATATGGAAATGATATTGATGAGTTTTTTAATTTTGATATTAAGCATTATTAAATTAAAGTAAAAAAATGGGTGAATTAAAAGTAAATGGAGAGCCATTAAAAACTTGGCTTCCGAAGTTCATGAGCAATTATATAAAATTAGTTTCAGCCGTTGAGGATCTAAAAACGACTAAAGCAATTGTTTTCGAACTACAAGGGACAATTAAAAAATTAGAACGAGATATCTTCGGATTAAAAGCAATTATTCCAGAAGACAAATTAAATGCTTTTGAGCTGGGTCGAGGAGATAAATCAATCGCTGAAGAAATTGATAAAAAAATAAATAAAGAAGATGCAGACGATTTACATAAAAACTCCAATATGGAAAGCGGGGGGAGCAGTTGGGATAAGGGCAGAATTTTTGGCTAAGGGTGATTGCATAGTAGAAATATTATATGAGGATAGATTCGGAAACAGAGTTTATCCCGGAAAATATCTAGCAACGAGAGAAAAAATCGTAAGAATGGAGCGTCAAGTTGTCGGGAATAATACTAATTTAATAATATTTCCAATTTCAGAATTAGAAAGATTAAAAGAAGATGATGAAGCTAAAGTGGAATATTTTAGATCGATAGGACTATGAAAAATACAATAAAATTTATAATTACATTTTCAGCATTAATTTTTGTACTAATGATGATGCTAGCAATAGTTGATTCATTTATAAGACAATGAATAAAAAAAATAGCGATAATATAATAACAGCGGCAAGCCAATTAGTCGGTGCTAATCCATTACAAGATGGAGGAATGAGTTTAAGATTTCACACCCAAGAATTAAGTCCAGAGGCAAAAGTTTTAGTTATGGAAAAATTTCAAAAAACAGGTTGGGTTTTATTCAGTCAGGATAAAATACAAACAGAGGATATACCAAAAGACAATACTAGCTACGAAGATAAAACACCAAGCCAAAGACAAAGGGGCGTAATGTTTGTTTATTGGGATAAGTTTAAAAAGATTAAAAACTTAGATGACGATTTTAATGTTTTCTACAATAAGGCGATCGAGGCAAATATAAATATTTATAAATCAAAAATAGACGAGTATTAAATAATTTATTAAATATATGAACAACATAAAAAAGGTTCTACAAACCAAACAAAATGTAGTAGTAAAATATGATGATGAGTATGCAATTATAAGCAACATAAGACCTAATAATTATGGTTGGACTGGATGGCGAAAAACTATCGAAGAAACTAAAAGGTGGATTGGTTGTTATAGTATTGACGAATCAAATTTCAAAGACTGGGAAATTGTAGACGCTTTTGATTTTGAACAACCTAGTTTTAAGGGAATTGATAAAGTTCTAATTCTACCCAACGCAAAAGAAGAATGCGAAAAAGAAGATATGGATTGGAACGAAAAAAAAGAAGAAATGGTTGGAGGAGTTTTTGAGGTAAAGAAAGTTTTTATTACTTATTGTAATGTTTGGAATAAAGATAAATCTGATTATTGGTCTTTCCCTAAATCTTGCCTAAGTTATCCATTCGAAGAAATAGAAACTATTAAAATAGGAAACAAAGAATATGACAAAAAAGAATTTGAAGAAGCTACTAAAAATCTTAAACCAATAAACTAATATGAAAAAACTAGAAGAAAAAAATATATCAGAAATAGCTACTAAAATATTAGCTAAAGAAGCTAAAAAAATAGCTGATGAATATTTTGAGCTTGGTTTTAAATATGGAAAGGAAAATTTTAAAAAAGAGATAGAGAAGTTAATTGGTAATGGCACAGTAACAAAATCTTATGGGTTTGGTTATCAGGACGCCTTAAAAGATATAATTAAAATATTAAAATAAAAGAAGCCTCAATTATATATGGACTATAATAGCAATAATAAGAATTATATGAAGTGGACAACAAAAAATGGAGAACAAATAGATATTAAAAAATTAGATGATTCTCATTTATTAAATATTTTAAAATTCATAAAAAGGAGAGCAAGAGAAGGTGTTAATGTTATAATAAACTGTGGATATGCAACAGATAATGACTTTATTGAATATGATGGATATACTATGTATGGGAATGAAGTAATGGAGCATATGAATTATAGTGCATTACTAAAAGAAGCTAAAAACAGGGGACTAGTTTAATAGCTTTAATAAGAATAATATGAAAATACTTTGTGATAGATGTAAAAGAGAATATGAATGTGAAGATATAGAATCAGACGACAGAAACTTTAATATTGAAAGATTATGCCCTGATTGTAAAGAAGACGCTGATATTTAGTTATTTTCATTTTAGACATAGATGGCGGTAATTGAGCATAATTAACTCTTATTCCGCAACAGCCGCAGTCACGCCTATGTCTAAACTAAATATAATTAATTAATATATATAATATGAATAGATTAAGAGATATAGCTTTCTTTATAGGACTTTGGTTTATTGGCATTGTTTCTGAAAAATGGCAAGCTGATTTAATGGAAAAAAGAATATTTATAATAAGAGAAAAATTTTAATATAAATAAAATGAAAAAATTAAAAGCACAATTAAAAAAACAACCATTTGCAATCATAGGAATTAATGCAAAAGAACTGGGAAGGAATTATCTTTACGCAGGATCAGGAATAGAAGTCGCTAAAAAGAAACTTTTATATGAGATTAAAAAAGAGCTAAAAAGAAAAATAGCTGTTTTAGATATTGATGATATAAAATTTGAATTTATAAAATAGCGTCTAAACTAAAGATAATTATTAAGTAAAAAAATGAAAGTATATGAAAAACCTAGAAAAACATCTAACAAATTTAAAACTATCAAGGAGGTTGGAGGAGCTAGGAGTTCCTCAAGAGAGTGAGTTTTATTGGCATAGAATAAAAGACTTTAATTCTAAGCGGTATAGAAATATCATAAATGATAGTAAAAAAGAGATTAAATTGAGTTATGCGACTCAGCGTTATATAGAAGGAACGGAGGAAAAGGTTTATTCAGCATTTCTCTCTAGTGAAATAGGGGAGATGTTATTTAAAGCTTTTGAAAAATACGGTTGGGATTTGATTTATAAGTCATACGGAGAGGTTTTTGATTATAAGGGAACTGGAATAATTGGAGGATTGGGAATTATAAGACTTATGCGAGAACCAAATATGGGGGCTAAAATGCTAATCTATCTCCTAGAAAATGGGCTAATAAAGATAATTAATTAATATATATAATAAAATGAAACCAAAATCAATACACCAAAAAGGAAATAGATTCGAAAATTATCTGCTCCAAGTATTAAAAGAAAAACTAGACAGCAAGGCTCACAGAACTTATGGGAGTGGAAATGGATTAGATAAGCAGGATATAAGACTACCCAGCTTTAATATTGAGATTGAGGCTAAAAATCAAAAGACGCTAAAAATTATTGATTGGTGGGAACAATGTAAGAACCAAGAGTTTGGGAATACCGGGGTCGTTATATTTAGAAACCCGAGAAAACCAGAATTCCAAGAAAGTTTAGTTTTAATGGGGCTAGATGATTTCATAGAATTAGTACAAAACCAAAATGAATTTGTAGAAATTGAAAGTAATTTTGATCCTAATTTAAAATGGAAAATCAAAAGATTAAAGGAGGCTGCTAATGAAGTATTTAAGGAGTTATCCTAAAAGTTATCCACAGTTATAGCTTGATTAATTAATATAAATGTGATAAAATTAGAGCATGGAAAGACAAAAAATAAAAAATATAAATACCAATCCCAAGTTTTTTATCGTGGGATTTTTTTAATATTCTCAGCTGGTTTTTATTTTCCCTACTCTTTTTTGTCTTTTAGTAGGTTTGTTTTGCCAGCATCTAGCTAGCAGTCAATTCTATTAATAGAATTTGGCTGAGAGTATTATAATAAAACATTTAATAATTAATTTAATAAAATGACTAATAAAGAAATATTAGAACTACACCAAGCGATCATGGCTTGCGGAAACCTAAAGGGGATAAAATTTGCCTATGCTTTGGCAAAAAATAAATCAAAGCTAGAAGTTTTGATTAAGGACATAAATGATCAGGTAAAAAAATTACAAGAGGAAAATGCGAAAAAAGATGAAAGCGGTAAAATGATTATTAAAAACAATAGAATTGAAATGAAAGATCAGGATAAGATGAATAAAGATTATGACGAATTGATGAATATTGAGAATAAGGACGTGAACATAAATAGTTTTCATAAGATAAAAGAAAAAGAAGTACCCGAGGATATAACCACAGCTCAACTCACTGGTATTTTTAAACTAATCGAAGAATAGGAGGCTTAAATGGCAGATTACATTACTTGCCCAAAATGTAGAGAAGTAATACTTTTGGACAAAAAAGATTTCGGGCTAAAGTGCGACTTTTGCGGTAAAGAAAATGTTAAGAAGTTTTATTTTTCTTTCGAAACAAAAGGCGATAATCGCATTAAATGCGAAGAATGTAAATCTAAAAAATAGGGCTGATAAAAAAATATTAGCCCTATAAAAAAATGAAAGTTATCTTAACAGAAGTAAAAACAAAATGGATATAAAAAGCGTAGATGTAATTCTACACACAACTTTTTTTAGAGATGAGATGCTAGAAGAAACGCTATGTGCATTAAATGCTTATAGGTCAAGGGGCTTAATTGATGTATTTATAGGCGACACTAGGCCGATAGAGAAAATAAAACTCAGAGAACATTACAATAATTTTAATTGGTTTGACTTCGGATTTGATACTACACTTGCTAAAACTAAAAATTGCATGATAGCTTATGGAAATGGAGATTATATTTTACACTTTGACGATGATTTCATAATTTCGGAAAAAATAAAATTGGATGAAGTGATTGATTTTATGGAAAAAAATAATGCTGATATCGTTGGAATTAAGGTAGTTTCAAAAAAAGTAGTTTCGCCTTTTATATATGAAGCTAAAATCTATCCCGATAAAATAGATTTCGTTGAGCCTACTAGCGAATGGATTGATCATAACGGAATGAAATTCAGAAAAGTAGATATAGTTCCTAATTGCTGGATCGCTAAGAGAAAAGCTTTTACAGAAAAGGGATTATGGTTTGATGAAAGATATAGCTTCGGAGATGGGCTACATCCTGATTTCTTTTTAGAGGCTAAGAAGTTAGGATTAAATGTTTTTTATACGCCGGATAGCGAGGTTTATCATTTAAAACATGACATAGAAATGCCTGATTATTATAAGAAAAAAAGATTTAGACATTTCCCTAATCATGATAAATTATTAAAAAAATGGAAAATAAAATCAATAAACATCTGGTAGTTTCAAAAAGATCAGGATTTCATAACGTTGGATTAATAGTGGTAGCGACTGGAGAATATAATCAATTTATACCAAGATTAATTTCTAGTGTAAAAGATAAGTTTCCTGCTCACATTTATTTATTTACTGATAGTCCCGAAAATTATGAAAGCTATAATGAGATTACTACAATTTACACTCCGCATTTAGGATGGCCTAAAATGCCATTATTAAGATTTGAATTATTAAATCATTATAAAAGCATTTATAAGGAAAACTATTTATTTATTTTAGATTCTGAGGCTGAGATAATGGTTCCGATAACAAATGAAATATTAAGTTATCGAGTTGCTACATTGCATAGAAATATAATGAGAAGAAGAAAGGATTTTAATTATGAAAAAAGAATTGAATCAACCGCTTATGTTTCAAGTGATGAGGGAGATCAATATTATGCATGCGGTTTTGTTGGTGGGAGAATAGAACATTTTAAAGAAATGCTTGAGACAGTTTCTGCCAATATTAGAATTGATATTGAAAATGGAATTAGGGCTATTTGGGGAGATGAAAGCCACGTTAATAGATACTTCATAGATAATCCACCTACGCTAGTATTGCCTCCAAATTATATGTGCCCGGAGGGAAATAAATATTTTATCCCGTTTATCATGCACCATGAAAAGCAATTTAAACAAGTTTATAAAGAAGATGCAATGAGAAATATGAATATAAATAAGGAAGATTATGTTATTAATTGGGATAATATAACTAGAGATGATATATCTAATTAGCGGATCGCGAGGGTACATTGGATCTAAATTAGTCAAAGCGATAGATGATACAATATTTGAAATTGATTTAAAAATCGGCAGAGATATTTTAAGTTATGATTTTAAAGAAAAGCCATTTTATTTATATCATTTAGCCGCTCAAAGTGGAGTTCCTGAATCAGTAGATGATCCAATAAATGATGCTAGACAAAATATTTTAGGAACATTAAAAGCGATAGAAATAGCCAATAAATATAATGCTAAACTTATATTTACCACATCCGGGGCAGCGATTGGAAAAGCGAATAGTCCTTATGGATTAAGTAAGCAAGCATGCGAAAAGTATATAAAAATGCTTTGCAATGATTATGTGATTTTAAGATTAAGTTCGATTTATGGGGATAAGCCAAAGGGAGTAGTCGATACATTTATAAGAAATAAAAAGTGTTGCATTTTCGGAGATGGCACTCAAAAAAGAGATTTTGTGAATATTGATGATATAGTAAATTGTTTAATTCTAGCGAAAAATTGGGATATGGGAACCTATGAATGCGGAAGCGGTAAGGGAATATCAATTAATGAAATAGCGAAAGCGACCGGAAAGAAAATAGAATATCTTCCAAAAAGGAATGGAGATAAAGGAAGCGTTATTTTAAGAAATACCACGCCAAAGATTGACAAAATAAAACATAGTTGGTATCCTGAAATTGATGTAATAAGCTATATAAAAAATAAATGTCAATCACAAATGAAAAAATAATATTTAACCGCCACGTTATAAGGAAAAAAGGGTGTTGGGGGTGGAATGGTGCTAAAGCTCATTTTGGTTATGGGTTTATGAAGTCAGGAGGAAAAATGGATAGAGCCCATAGAGTTTCTTGGAGGATTTATAAAGGAAAAATACCAAAAGGAAAATTAGTTTTACATAAATGTGATAATCCTATTTGTAGCAACCCAGACCATTTATACTTGGGAACACAAAAGGATAATATTAGGGATATATATTTAAGGAAAAGAAACCATAACCAACATGGCATAAAAAATCATCAATCAAAATTGACAGAAGAAAAAGTTATTGAAATAAGAAAAAAATACAAAGGAAAACACGGAGAATTAACAATGTTGGGAAAAGAATATGGTGTCAATTATAACACCATAAGAATGATTATAAAAAAACAAAGGTGGAAACATATTTAAGAATAGATGTAATTAAATATATTAAAGAAAAATGCAATGGAAAAAGTTGATTTTCTAATTACGACAATGGATCGGTATAATCTATTGGAAGAACTTCTAGATAGCATTTTTGTATATTATCCGAATGCGATAATAACAATAGCGGATCAAAGCAAGGACATTAATACAGAGTTTTACATGAAATGGAAAGATAGGAATTTGAGAGTTTTCCCATTGCCTTATGATTGCGGATTATCTTTTGCTAGAAATGTTTTAGTTAAAGAAACAAAACAGCCATATAAATTAATATTAGAGGATGATTTTCTTTTTACTCATGATACAGTTATCGAAAAAATGTTGGCATTAGTAGATGTTGGGGATATTATCGGGGGAGCAGTGATAAAAGATGGCAGAAGATTAAAATTTGAGCATTATTTTAAAAAAGAATTTGAAACTATTTATCAGATACCGGATTGGGATTTATATGAATTTTATAATGGAATTAAATTTAAAAAAACTGGGTGCGTATTAAATTTTTTCCTAGCAAAAGAAATTGTTTTTGAAGATACTTTATGGCATAATGAATTAAAATTAAGAGAACACCAGCACTTCTTCTACAGGGTTAAAAATAAGATAGTGTTTACTCCCGAAGTTAAAATCATAGATAACAAGAAAAATAACTCTAGAAATTATCAGGCATTAAAAGGTAGAGATGAGTTTTGGAAAATAGCATTAGAGGATTTAGGGGCTAAAAAATTTAAATATCAGAATGGAAATTGCGTTGAAATTGAGGGAGATAAAATTATAAGATACCGAGAAAATAGTTTAAATATAGCAATATGATTTTCGAAGAGAGGAAAATGAAAACAAAATGGGAGTATATCTGCAGAGATGATGTTTTAGGTAAGGTGAGGATAACAAGCAAGGAAAGGCTTAATGATCCCGACTACCTAGATCAAGTATTTTCTGCTATTTGGGATGTAGTTAGAAAGAATCCAAAGCTAGTAGTAAAGGGAGATGTAAAAAATACAAGCATTAATTATTATTTTTATAAAAAAAATCCATGGCAAAAAACAACGAAGTGATAGAAAAAATCTATCAATTAAATGAAGAAGTAGATGAATTATTAGGGAGAGAGAGCTTGCTTTATAAAAAAGCTATGCTCAATAATGAGGATGAATTAGAAATTAAAAGAGGGAAAAAGAAAAAAGAAAAAATCCAAGAAAAATATTTATGGGAGGAGTTAAGAATTACCGGGCTTAGGGGAGATGTTTGTGATGCATTGAAAAAGAAATACCCGGAATTGATCGAAACGGCTATGAAAAGAGAAGCTAAGGTTAATGAAATGAGAACTTATATACTAGCAAATTTTGGTTTTGATTTTAATCAAATGAAAATAGCAGATTATATGAAACTAACAGATGCATTAATAGCTTATAATTTAAGTAAAAGAAATATATTTAAAAGAATATGGAAAGCATTGCAATAGATAAAATAAAACCTTATCCAAGAAATGCAAAAAAGCATCCGGCAAATATATGAATAATTTAATTGGAAATAGATTCGGAAAATTAAAGGTATTAAGTGAAGAAAATAAAATAAAAGGGATTCGATATTTTAAATGTATTTGTAAGTGCGGGAACATAAAAATAACAAGAGGGAGCAACTTAAAAAACGGAAGCTGTAAGAGTTGTGGATGCACAAGGAATAATAAATTATCAAAAATAGGTAAGTCAAAAAAAACACATGGAATGTCTCGAACAAGATTTTATAAAATATGGAAAGGAATGAGAGTAAGGTGTTATAATAAAAATGCTAAAGAGTATCGTAATTATGGTGGGAGGGGAATTACTATTTGCAAAGAATGGAATAATTTTGAAAACTTTAAAAGAGATATGTTTGTTTCTTATAGATACCCATTGACTATAGAAAGAATTGATAATAATGGAAATTATTGTAAGGATAATTGTAAATGGATTACGATATTAGAGCAAAGTAAAAATAAAAGAATGAAAAAGCTTACAAAGGAAAAAGTTTTAAAAATAAGAGAAGAATTAAAATATGAGATGGGGAAGGATATAGCTAAAAAGTATGGAATATCCAGAGGAATTGTCTCAGAGATTAAAAACTTTAGAAGAAATTATGGAAATATATATTAAATTAAAGCGAATGAATGGAAGAAAAGAAAACACAAAAACTAATCGAAGCACCAAAAGAAATTTCTTATGAAAAGCCAAAAGTTTTAAAACCTAGAGCAAAATTTAGATATGCAGAAGTTGTCAGAAAATTAGAGCATGCTTTCTCGATCGGTTGCACAATTTCAGAGGCTTGTCTTTATGCTGAAATAAGCCGAGATACTTACTACCGGTGGATAAATAACAATCAAACACTAAAGGACAGATTTGATGCATTATTAGAAAAGCCTTTATTAAGGGCAAGAAGCACTGTTGTTAATAATTTAGATGATCCGAAAGTTGCTGCGTGGTATTTAGAAAAAAAGAAAAGAGCAGAGTTCGGGACGATGAAAGAGGAAGATAGGACAAAAGAAATTAAAAAAATAGAGGTAGAGTTTAAAGATTTCTCAGATGAAGATATTACCAAGTAAAATTTATAAACCATTATTCGTTAACAATGCTAGATACGTAATTTGCATGGGTGGTAGGGCTTCGGGAAGATCTTATGCCGCAAGTCAATTCGCAATGCTCAATTTGCTATCCGCTAACTATTTCCGGTGTGCAATAATGAGGTTCGTTTTAGGGGATATCAGAAATTCAATATTCCAAGAAATAAAGGATAGGTTAGAGGAGAATGAACTAGAGGGGATGATTGAGATTAGCGATCATAGATTAGAATTTAATTATGGCAATAACAAAATAAATGGGATAGGGTTTAGAAAATCAAGCGAAGATCAGAAAAGCAAATTAAAATCCTTAGCTAGTTATAATGCGATAATAATAGAGGAGGCTGATGAAGTGGCAGAGGAGGATTTTCAGCAATTAGACGATTCATTAAGAACAGTTAAGGCCGACATCTCGATAATATTATTATTAAATCCGCCTGATAGGAACCATTGGATTATTAAGAGATGGTTTAATTTAAAAAAAGCAGAGGTTGAGGGATTTTACAAAGCTGAGTTAAAAAGTACAGAAACAGATGCAGTTTATATACATGGAACATTTTTAGATAATATTAGGAATTTAAATCAGAAAACAGTTGATAGGTATAAAAAATATAAAGAGATAAACCCGGATCATTACTATAATATGATTTGCGGATTAGTCAGCGAGGGAGCAAGAGGTAGAATTTTTTCAGATTGGAAGATAATTAAGGACTCAGAATTTGAAGAATTGCCTTATCCTAGATATTTTGGACTGGACTTTGGATTTTCGGGAGATCCGGCTGCATTAGTTGAAGTTAAAAATCATAATGAGAATATATGGCTAAGGGAATTACTTTATGAGGTTGGATTAACTAATGTTGGGAATAAAGGAAATTCATTATCGGAAAGGTTTGAAGTGCTTGGAATTAAAAAAACTGATGTTATTTATGCTGATGAGCAAGAGCCTAAAAGTATTCGAGAATTAAGGGATGATGGGTGGGATGTTAGAAAAGCACCAAAAGGATCGGACAGTATTAGAGCCGGTATAAATACATTAAAAGGTAAGGTGGTGCATTATACTGAATCGAGCAGAAATATTGATATGGAAACACATGAATATAAATGGGCGTTGGATCGTAATAAGGAGCCTACTAATAAAGCAATTGATAAATTTAATCACTTAATGGACGCCACTAGATACGCGGTTAAGGGTAAATCAAGCGATGGATTTATAGGATTTGTTTAAATTATGGACAAAAAAGAAAAGAAAAAATTAAAAGAAATATTAGAAAAGGTTGCTGATGATATTAATTTTGGAGAATTTGATGCTAGATGCATAGTTCATAAAGGAAAAATAGTTAAAGTTATAATTATAAACAGGGAGGCTATTGCATTGTTGGATTAGATGTGCTATAATAGTAGTACAATTTAAAAAATAAACTTCAAGCGGACAAACCGATAAAAGAGCAATATTAAATTATTGTAATTTTTGTCGGTTTTTTTATGTTTAAAAACTTTCGGAACAGAATAAAGAATTTTTTAGGCGGAGATAATGTTTTTTCTAGCATTTCTGTTTTGCCTTTTTCAAAGTATAAAAAAAATTATTCAAAGTCAGATTATCTAAGTGCCTATGAGATTTCTCTTTATGCAAATAGGGCTATAAGTAAAAGAGCGGAAAAGGTTAGCGAAATAGAGTTTATTTTAAAAAGAGGGGATAAGGTTATTGAAGATAATAAACTTCTCGGATTGCTTTATAATCCCAGTAAAGTTTTCACAGGTAGGGAATTTTGGGCTTTATATCAAAAATACTACGATATTTTCGGAGAGGTATATATTCTGCTAGACAAGGAAATGACAATGGGTGGAGGAAATAGGATTAATGAATTACAAATATTAAGGAGTGATCTAGTAAAGCCAAACTTTAGCGAAGCAACCGGAGAATTGATAAATGTTGAATATCGAACAGGAAAGGGCACAAAGATTTTTCAGGCGGATGAGATAATTTACGCACATAATCCTGATCCGGTAGCACCATTAAGGGGAGAATCATTAATGAGAGCAGGAATTAGGCAAATAGAAACATCTACTCAAATTGATGAATATCAAAATAAGGTATTGGAAAATGGAGGTAGAGTTGAGGGAGTATTTAAATTTAAATCAGTTTTAAATAAGGAGCAGTTAGAGGAAATAAAAGATAAATATCAGGAAGAATACGGAAATGCTAGCAGATCCGGCTTGCCAATGTTTTTAGGGGGAGAGGCGGAATATGACAAAATGGCGTTAACACCAGCGGAAATGGCTTATTTAGAAACAAAGAAAGTAACGTTAAATGATATCGCGATTTTAACTGGAGTTCCAAAATCAATATTAGGATCTACATCGGATGAAACTTATGCAAATGCAGATGCGGCAATAGCAATATTCTTACGGGAAACAATAAATCCATTATGCAAAAATCTATGCGAGAAACTAAATCAGGTTTTAATCCCGGAAGATTTAGAGTTAACTTTCGTTGATCCTACACCGGAAAATAAAGAAGATAAAAGAAAAGATCTAGAAACAGCGAATAATATTAATGCAATGACAACTAATGAGAAAAGAGAGATGCTCGGGCTAGATCCGATAAAAGGAGGAGATGATATTTTAGTACCAATGAATTTAGTGCCGATGGGAGTTGATAACTCGATAACACCAACCAAAAAGAAAACAATTACCAAATCGCCAGCTTGTCGACAAAGTGATGAAACAAAGGCACAGTGTGTTTCAAGAAAGATCCCTGAGATAATGGCGGAAGATCCATCGATGAGCCAAGAGCAGGCGGTAGCGATAGCAGAGAGCCTTTGCAGTAAGCCATGCAAAACTAAGTCATATCATCCATTGAGAAATAAGGAGATTAGAAAGGCTTATCATGCATTACAATTAAAAAGATTAGATAGGAATTCTCAATTAGTTTTAAGAGAGGTCAAAAAATATTTTAAAGGGCAAGAGGAAAGAATTTTAAGCAAGATAAGAACTCAAAAATCAGCCGTAGTTAAAAAAGAATTATTGGGAGAGGTTTTTACTCACTCCCTAGAAATAAGAATTGCTAAAGATACAATTTTGCCAATATTAAGCGAGTTATTAAATAAGGCCGCTAAAGATAGCAAAGAAATTGCCGGTTCAGATTGGGAGTTTAATGAAACTGCAGAAATACAAAGTTGGTTAGATAAAAAAACAGATATATTCGCAAAGCAGATAAATGATACAACCTTTGATAAGTTAAAAAGTGAATTTGAGCAGAGTTTTAGCGATGGAGAGGGAACTGACAAACTGGTTGATAGAATAAGGGAAACTTATGATGGAATAAGTAAGGGTAGAGCTACTACAATAGCGAGGACTGAAACTCACGGAGTAATGCAATATGGCACTATTCAAGGATATAAGCAGGCAGGCTTGGGTTTAAAGATTTGGGTTTGGGCTCCCGGAGTAAAGGGAGGAGTTAGAGAATGGCACCAAGCAATGGATGGAGAGGAAAAACCAATAGACACTGCATTTAGCAATGGATTAATGTTTCCGGGAGATCCAAATGGTGGAGCGGAAGAAGTAATTTCGTGTGAATGCTTTATTTAGAAAATATGAAACAGGGAAAAATAAACAAACTAAGTAAGGAGCAAAAAGCATATATAGCAGGATTTTTTGATGCAGATGGCTGTGTAACAATATCAAAAAAGGACTCTGTATCTAAAATGTTTTTAAAGGATTATCAAATGGTTTTTATTATTGTTAATACTGATATAAATATAATTGAATGGTTAAAAAATACTATCGGAGCGGGATGTTCATATATAGTTAGAAAAGAATCTAAATATAGCAAATGGAGACCTTGCCATAGATATCAAATAACTGGAGAGAAAGCAAGAACATTATTAAAAGCAATATTGCCATATTCGATAGTTAAATATCAAAGAATAGAGACAGTATTAGAGCTTCCCATAACAAGAGAAAAAGGAAGAAGCGGAAAAAGGGGAAGAACTAATGAAGAATATATTAATCAAGAAAGGATATATAAAAAACTGAAGAAGCAAAATAAGAGGGGTCAGTAAGTTTTATTTAATAATTTTATAAACGTTATGGAAAAAAAATATTTAGAATTGCCAATCGAGTTAAAAGAAGTTAACAAAGAAAGCTTTACGCTCGATGCTATATTTTCAAGCGATAATGTAGATAGGCATTTGGAAGTAGTCGAGCAGAATTTCGATTTAAAGGCTTTTAAGAAAAACCCAGTCTTGCTTAATAGCCATAATTACGGGGATGCAACTGAGGTAATAGGAAAAATTAGCCCTATCGGAGTTAAAGAGGGAAAGCTACAAGGTAAAGTTAAATTTGCGGTTAATGAAAATCCTAAGGCTAAAATCATTTTTGATCTTTATGCCGGTGGGTTCCTTAATGCATTTTCGATCGGATTTATGCCATTAGAGATGGATGAAAAATCAGGGAATATTACAAAATCAGAATTGCTTGAAGTGTCAGCAGTTGCGGTTCCGGCAAATGCAATGGCATTAGCAAAATCAAAAGGGATAGACGTTGAAAGTATATGCGAACATAAAAATTGGATTAAAGATAAAGGAGTATTTAAATGTGCTAAGTGTGGAAAGTTAAACGAAGAAGAAAAAGAAGAAAAGAAAGAGGAGGTTGTTGAGGAAAAAGAAGTTGTCGAGATTGAAACAAAGAAGCAAAAACAGATCAAGGCGTTAAAAAGAATAATCGAGAAAAGAGAGAAAAAGAGAAATGAAATATTAAAAGAAGTGCTTGCTGTTACACAGCGGTTGCAAAAAGGCGAGGTCGAAGCCGAAAAAAAGCGACAAATGGCAAATCGTATAATTCGTCAGATGACGAAAATAAAAAAACTAGAAAGTGAGGTGTAATTATGAAATTTATCAAAAAGCTAAAGGAAATCCTAGAGAGAGGTTATGCTTCAGCCGAAGAAAAACAAGCTATTAAAAAAGAGCTTGAGGAGCAGGAGCAAGATGTGCAAGATGTTGCCAAGGAAGACGTTGAAAAAGTAGACGAACTTCCTGAGGAAAACCCCGAGGATGGAGAAGTAGAGCAAGAAGTAGAAAAAGCTATGAAAAAAGTTTTTGATGGAGAAAAAAGTTCATTAAAGAAAGATGTTTTGGCAGAAGTGCAAAAACTTCTAGATGCCCATAAGGAAAAAATGGCTAAGAAAGTTGGCGTTTATTCCACCGAGGCTAAAAAAGATGCTGAGCGTCAATTAATGAATAAATATCTGCGTGAGGGTCTACTTTCAGTTGTTAATGGAGCCGAAACTAAAGAATTCGGTAAAGTTAAAGCTGAAATGACGACTGATTCGACAGGTACTCCTTATTCTGGGTATATTACCCATGACTACTTGGATGCTGAGATCCGACACTTAATGACTCAATATGGAGTTGCAGCTCGTGAAATGACAACCGTGTCTTTCATGAATAACAGCTACAAGGCTAATAACCTTGCGACTGATGTAACTGTTTACTGGGTAGACGAGGGAGGATCAATTAAATCTACTCAGGCCGTTCTTGGTCAGGGAACTCTAGATCTTAAAAAACTTGCTGCAATTGTTACGCTTACCCGCGAATTGCTTCAAGAACAAGAAATTGACTTCGTGTCTTTCTTGGGAGAAAGAGTTGCTGAGGGATTTGCACAGGCAGAAGATGAAGCTTTCTTTATCGGTGATGGTACTTCAACTTATGGTTCGTTTACCGGACTTTTGGAGAATGGTAGCGTTAATGAAGTTACGCTTGCTAGCGGTGATACAGCTTTCTCAAACATTTCTGTTGAGAAGTTGCGAGCTATGCAAGATGCTACTCCGCAAGGAGCATTAGCAAATGCTAAGTATTACATGCACCGATCAATTCTAACTTATGTTAGAAATTTGAGAGAAGATGCTATCTCAGCAGGAGACGGAGCCGGTGCTTTCATCTGGAAAGCAGCTCAGGGAACTGAGCCAGCTAATATCGATGGATATCCTATCGTTTTAGTTGAGGCTATGCCTAGTTCTAGCGATTCAGCTGCCGATACTTCTTTCGTTCTTTTCGGAGATTTGCGAAAAGCATGTTTGCGAGGAGTTAGAGGAGGTATTGTGGCCGATCGTTTCAATGCTGGTGCGGTTAGAAATATTGCTGATTCAGCAGATATCAACCTTATCACCACTGATAGAGAGGCGGTTCGTTGGATAACTCAGGTTGGATATCTTGCGATCATCCCATCTGCAGTTACTAAACTAACGACTGCTGCTGCTAGTGCCTAGTATTTAGTACTCATGGAGAAGCCGGAGATCTCTTTTACTCAACCGGTAGGAAAACTTTTAGTTTTCCTCTTATAAGGAATTAATTTATTTATAAGAGTTAAGGCTAAAATTATGAAAAAAATTTATCAGCACAAAACATCCCTATCAATAATAGTTACTGAGGAAAAAATGGATCCGAAGTTTTGGAAGTTTGTTAGAAACCATGAGCCGAAGAAGATTAAAAATTCAATGATTAAAAAAGAAAGGGTAATTAAAAAGAAATGACAACCGATAAACAATATACAAATAAGGGATTATTAGAAAATTATCTCGGAGGAGATATAACTATTTCTAATGACGATGCAGTTCAATTTATTTTAGCTACTCAAAAATTTATTGATAAATACACAGATAGAAATTTTAAGGCTGATGAAACAGCTAGCATAAGATATTTTGATGGAAATGATAGGCCAGCATTAATAATTGATGATTGTATTTCGGTGAGCAAGGTTGAAGTCGGTACTAATTATTATGGGGATAGTTTTACAGAGCAAACAAATGCAGAGGGAGCAATCCTGGAATATTATCTATTACCAACTAATTATGTTTCCGAGGGAAGGCCAATAAGAAAAATAGGATTAAGAAATAGAATTTGGATTAAGGGAGTGGGAAACCATAGAATAACTGCTAAATGGGGATATTCGGAAAATGTACCCGATGATATCATTTATGCGGCTACAGTTATTGCATCGGGAATGTATTATCAAAATAGAGGGGAGAATAGCGGAGCAATTAAAAGTGAAAAAATTGGAGATACTTATTCTGTAACTTATGCCGATGGTGGAGGATTCGATGATCTATCAAAAGCAATGGAAATTTTAGATAGTTATAAAAGAATATTATTATGAGTTCAATAAGTAAGTTTTTTACAACTAAATTTTCTACTTATCGTCAAGAATGGACAGGGGATAGCTCGGCAAATGTATTACAGGAAACTTTTTATGGATGGTTAGAGCAAGGGGTTGCTGATATTTATCAGGAATATTCTAAACTGGAATTTTCGAAAGCATATACGATAATTTGCCCAGTCGGAACTGATGTTAGTGAGGGGGATCGCTTAACGCAAGGGACTGATGCTTATCATGTTAGATTCGTAATAGATAGAAATAAAGGTAGCAATCCGCATTTAGTTGTATTAGCCGAAAAAGTAATTTAATGAGAAAAATAACAGTAGAACAATTAGAGCGTGCAGTTAATGG